TAATTCCTTTTGTTAAATTCGTTTTGGTATGCAATTTGATTAAATTCTCCGGTTTTAGTTCTTGGCATTTTCCAACCTCTCTTCCTATTTCGGCAAATTCCCTCTTCCTTTCTCTTGCCAAATGATTTATAATAATTTTACAGTTTGGGCGGCTTTGGCAAGTCCACCGCCCTTTCTGTACCCCTAAAGCCTATTCGTTAGGCTTTTCTTTTTTTGCCATGTCTCTGACTTCCTGCACCGCCTTGGCAACCTCTTCCATGTTCTTGCAATTACTGAATTTATCGGCCACCAGGTTAAGGATTACTTCCATTTGCTTGTCTGTCATGTTCTCGCTCATGTTATCTCCTTTCTATGCTTGCCCATGTATTCGTTAAGTATCTCCCTTAACTGTCTTTATTATATTACATATTCCGGGATATGTCAATGCATATTCCGGAATATTTTAATTTTATTTTCAGAATAGCAAAAGGACACGTCTTTTATTGGCGTGTCCTTATTCGTGACATATTATTTTCCTTGCTTTGCCTGGGTGTATTCCAAAAGGCGGTGTTTACAGTTTCACTATCTCAATAACTGGTTTACTTTGTTCTGTACTTCCTGGTAATTGTACCCGGCGGCTTCCAGGCGGTTTTTACGCTCCGCACCATTGCCCCACTTTCCGGCAATTACTTCCATGGCTACCTGGGCCACGGTCTTTGTGGGTTTGGTGGCTCCACCGCTCAAAAGTGCGTTTACCTGGTTCTGTACTTCCTGGTAGTTATACCCGGCGGCTTCCAGGCGGTTTTTGCGGTCCGCACCATTGCCCCACTTTCCGGCAATTACTTCCTTGGCTACTGCCGCAACGGATTTTTCGCCGGACGGCTGCGGCGGTGCGGTAGTTTCCTTGTCATACTTCGGTACACCATAACCACGGATGTAACGGCCATTTACCGGGATTGTGCGGCGGCCAACAGCATTGTTTTTGTTGCCCTCAATGACAACAATGTTTCCGCCGCTTACGCTCTCGACAATTCCCACATGGTCCGGCCACCCGGTATTGTCCCCAGCTCCGCTGTCGTCCCAGTCGTAAAAAATCACATCCCCAGGGGTTGGCGTTCTGCTATCGCTTTCCTGCCACTCTCCCAGGGCTTTGAACAATGCAATCATCTGACCGCAACCACATTCTGTGGGAATGATGCCAGTTAAACCGCATTTGATAGCAACGGCGGAAACAAAAGTGGCACACCAGGCATCTGTATATTTTACCTTGTAACCCCTGGCAAGGGGTGTGTGGCCGTTGTATACGTCAATGATGCCCTTGTGGGTTCCGTCTGCTTCATTCCTGCCAACCCAGGCACGGGCCTGGGCCAATACTGCACTTACTAATTTTGCCATGCTCTCTTCCCCCTTTACGTCATACTGCTGCAAATCGTACTGCGTAACAATCTGCATGGTATTTTCTACATACTTGCTACTTGTGGCGTACCCGTCCGCTTTGATGGTTTCTAAGTACACCGCCGGGTCCTTGATGCCCCGTAAATTCTGGTAGCGTTCTAACTGGATAAACTCAAAATATCCTTTCACGCCCTCTTCCATGGATGCGTACACCCGGAAATTATCCGTAATTGGTGTAAGGGTTCCCGGTGTGTATTCTTCCATGGTCTTGAGGTTTACGCTTTTGCCTTTCCACTTTGTTCCACATTTAAGGCCAAAATAATTGTGGTACACGGCCGCCAGGCGGCTTTCTCCCCATCCGCTTTCCAGGATAGCCTGGGCAATAATAGGACTATGTACCGCAATTCCATAGTCGGAAGCGTATTTTTTTACATACCCGGCAATCTTTTTGATAAATTCCTGCTTGTCCATGGTTTACACTTCCTTTTCTTCTGTCACTTCCACCGTTGTTTCCACTCCAACATTTGCCTGGTCTGTAAGCCCCTCGCCAATGATATATGCCACAACGGATGCCCCGGCCATAATGAGTGCCGTTACCTGTGTGGCCGTGTTTTCAGTTCCACCAGTCGCAACAATCATCATGGAAACAAAGGATGCTACCGCCGTCCACATTTTACGGCTTGTCAATTTTCTTACCCAATCAATCTTTTTCATGGTGTGTTTCTCCTTTCCTTTATTCCAAAAGCCCTTTACGGCTTATGGTTTGTGTTTACTCATAAATCCCTTTTATGCCCTGCTCTGTCAAAAAGTCTTTTTGTTCATGCTTGATTTTCCGGGCATATTCCAGGGCGGCTTCTGTTTCTCCGTTTGCGTGCCCGTTCTTTAGTGCCGTGGCTGCTGCTTCTCCCAGGGCTATCGCTGCCATTACACTTTTAATCAATAAAATCTCGCTCTGTTGCCGTATGGCTTCCTTTTGCTCTCTTTCTTGCCTTTCCCGTTTCATTTTTTCTTCAATCAGCCAAAAACAAAATGCGGTTACGCCACTTGGGATGCTCATGGCAAGCAGAAGTGTTTGTAAATCCATTTCCAACCTCTCCTTTCTTCTTTTTGCCCTTATTGGCATCATACCCCCTGCCGTGTTCAAATTCTGACCCGGTTTTATGTCGGAAGCATGATACCGTTTTGTGTTTGCTCCCACTCCCAAAACAGTAATTCATATTCTATGGACTTTGTAACATGGTAGGTGTCGGCGTGGCTCATGTGCCCCAGACGGCTTTCGTATTTTCTTGTAAATGTTTCTTTGTCCAGTTCTCCGGCTTCCAAATGCTTCACATCATTTTTCAGCCGCCGGACGGATGCCTTGCGGACTTTTCTATAATTTGGATGGTGGATATATCCGCAAAAATCAATCCCATTTCCGGCGTAAAGAATGGTGCTTTTGGGGTTTATCTGCAATGCCATTTCCTTTTCCAAAAATTCTTCTATCCTCTTAACCCATTTCTTTAACTGGTTAAGGTTCGGGGTTAAAATAACAAAATCGTCCATGTATCGGATGTAATACGGGATGTGTAAAACGTGCTTTACAAATTTGTCCAGGCGGTTGCCGTATACATTGGCAAATAACTGGCTTGTGAGGTTTCCCACGGGGATGCCCACGCCGTCCGGCAATATCCCGTTCTTATCTATGATTTCATCCATGAGGATAAGGGCTTTCTTGTCCCCTATGTACCGTCTGTTTTCGTCTTTTAATTTGTCATGTGGGATAGATGCAAAGTATTTGTGTATGTCCCCTTTATAGGCATAAAGCCGCAATCCCTCACGCTCCATAAGCTCGTACATCCATTGGTATAACTGGTTACTTGCGGCGTGCATCCCTTTCCCGTCCCGGCAAGCGTAAGAATGATAATAAAACCCTTGTTCAAATACCGGCCCTATGGCGTTTACAATCATGTGCTGCACCACCCGGTCATAGAAAGGCAACGCCATAATCAACCTTTCTTTTGGTTCCCATACCTTAAAAACGGTATATTCTCCCTGGTGGTATGTGAGGTTTTCCACTTCATCACATGCCCTTAAAAGGTTATCTTCCTTTGACATAGAAAAAGCCAATACCTCTTCACTGTACCGCTTGCATTTTGCGGCCTGGTGGAATGAAGTATTGGCGTTGTCAAAGGTATACATTTTATCATGCAATCCTTTAACTGTTTTCATGTTGTGCCCTACCAATTTTCAAATATTCTTTTACTAAAAGGCGGTGCCTTTGTTATTTTGTCCTGGTGTGCCCAGGAACGGGAAAACCGTCTGACTTATCAAAAATGTTAGATAAATCTTTGCCAGTAACCCATAGGTTTCTGTGTCTGAAAATGCTGATTAGTCACAGACGCACCACACGCCAATGTTCGTGTTCACGTTCCACGGGTAGTTGTTGCAATTGACGGCCCGTGAGCCGCAATACACGCCGTTGTTCCAATTGCCGCCGCCAATGAGGGCGTGCAAGCCAGGAACGGCCTGGGGCGAATTAACAGTTTCCCCAAATCTTATTTATTATTTCCATTTTCCATCTTTTACGGCTTCAATAACGCCGCCCATTATTTTCCCGATTTCTGCCAGGTGTCGGCTTGCCACCTCATAACGGTGTTTGCTCATGGCTTTATATTCCAAGTCATAAGATAACCGTATGAGCATTTTTATAAACTGCAATTCCACATCCGCATTATAAATGTGGCTTTTTGTCCCGGTCTTTCTGAAACGGATAACGCTTTTTGACATTTCAAATATGGATGTTTTAATTTGGGTCTGCAATGCAAATTTCTCAAACTTCGGAAATTGTGCCAACACTGGATAGATGTATTTTAGGAAATCATAAATTTTCTGGTATAGCACCATACTTTCCATGTATGGGTCTATTGGTTTTGTATTTGTATTCTGTTTATTTTCCGCCATGTTCTTCCCTCATAGGGGTGGGCTTTCGCCCACCCAAACAGACTACAGACTGTCACAGACGCACCACACGCCAATGTTCGTGCCCACGTACCACGGGCAGTTGTAGCAACTGACGGCCCGTGAGCCGCAATACACGCCGTAGCTCCAATAGCCGCCGCCAATGAGGGCGTGCACGCCAGTGCTTGAATACATATAAGCCTGGCCGTAACCGCCGCCAAATACGTCATACCATGCGGCACTGGAAGCCGTAGGGTCGTGCATCAACTCATTTAACCATTTCCAAACATTTCCCACCAGGTCGCAAATATTAAAACTGCTTACGGCGTTTGCAATCTTTCCAACGGCCGTTCTTGCGGTGTTGGTTTTTGCGGTCCATCCGTTGGTATTGGAATTGTCAAGGCCCTGGGGGCTTCCGTCTGCTGCCACGGTAAATTCCATATAGTCCGGCAATCTCTTTCCTACACGTCTTGCACGTTCCCCGGCAATATACCAGTTAAGGCCCTCGGTTCCCGTAATCGGTGTGGCGTTATAAACGGACTGCAAACCATTAGCCCCGTCATTACTGGAAAGGTAAATATCTCCCCACAATGCGTTCCCCAGATATACCATGCCGGACGGGTCGCATTTAGGGCGGTGCTTTGTGGTCCATACGGAATTTGGCAAAATATCCACACGGGTATTGCTTTCCCATCCGCTTCCCCTTACGGACCCGGAAGCATTGACCGGGCGGCCAAAATCGTCCGTATTTCTCACACGTCCATAATGGAAACCGCCAATTTTACGGGTGTTGGTATCGTCCCATTCCTCGCCGTCCGGGAATGTGGAATTTAAGGAAATCAAATAAATTTCATCCTGGGCATCCGTTCCGGGGTCGCAAATATAAATATAATAATCGCTTCCGTGTGCAAAATCGGCCCCCTGGTCCAGGTTTGCCTTGGTAAGTTCGGTTTCTGCCGTCTTAAATACGGCGTTTTCTCCTACTGCAATCACACATCCGGCGGCAATCGTAACCGTGCCCGTGTCACTGTACTGGATGTATTCTTTTACCGGGGCCACAATGTCGGAAATGGCCGCCATTTTGGCAACTGTGATTTTCGCCCGTTCATCCGTCATATTTTCGTCATAAACAAATAATCTACTCATTATGCCAATTCTCCTTTCATTGCTTCCACTTCCTCTTTCGTAATGCCCAGGCGGTCATAATATGTAACCGCTGCCGGGATGCCAATTTCTGTGGTGCCCATATTTAAGGCTTTGGAAAGGGTTAAGATAGTGTGGGTAATGGTGTTGTTCTGTTTTGCTGCCGTGTCAGTGCTTTCTGTGCCCTCTGCGGCGGCTTCCACGGGTTCGTTGGTATCTTTGTCCACCTCTGCCGTTTCAACGCTTGCAACGGTCGGATAAACCGCCCCGTTTTTGATTTTCTGGCCCTCTGCCACCTCTGCACAAAACATGATAGTGACGGTCTTTCTA